GATCTAATGGAGGGGGACGGCTCTGTAGAAATTGAGATTATCAGTGAGTCCGGCATGCCGTTGGACAGCGAAGGCATTGAGGTTGAAATTGAGGAGTCCAGTGAGGATGAGTTTGGCGACAACCTTGCCGAATACATGGAGGAAGGTGAGCTGCAAAAGATTGCCAGCGAGCTTCTTGAGTTAGTGGACGCTGACGTCAACAGCCGCAAGGACTGGACTGAAATGTATGTCAAGGGTCTTGAAGTACTGGGGATGAAGTATGAAGAGAGAACGGAACCTTGGGACGGAGCTTGTGGCGTATTCTCAACTGTACTCACAGAAGCCGCAGTACGTTTCCAAAGCGAAACTATCATTGAGACTTTCCCGGCTCAAGGCCCTGTCAAAACGCAAATCATTGGTGCCATTGATAAACTTAAAGAGGAAGCTGCGGAGCGTGTCCGGGAGGACATGAATTACAAACTCACGGAAGGTATGCCTGAGTACCGCCCTGAGCATGAGCGGATGCTGTACTCCTTGGGACTTGCCGGCGCGGCATTCAAGAAGGTTTATTACGACCCCGGTATGGGACGTCAAGCAGCCATTTTCATCCCCGCAGAGGACGTGATTATTCCTTACGGGGCGTCAAGCGCTATGACCTCCGAGCGTGTTACGCACATCATGCGTAAAACTGAAAACGATGTCAGGAAGCTGCAGGTTTCTGAATTCTATTTGGATGTTGAACTTGGTGAGCCGCTCTCCTTTTATACCGACGTAGAAAAGAAAAAAGCCGAAGACCAAGGCTATACCGTCAGTGAAGACGGTCGCTATCAAATCCTAGAAATCCACGTTGACTACGACCTCCCCGGTTACGAGGACGAGGACGGCATCGCACTGCCTTACGTCATCACCATTGAGCGCGGTACAAGTAAGATTTTGGCAATCCGCCGTAACTGGAATGAGGACGACAGCAAGCGTTTAAAGCGCCAGCACTTTGTCCAGTACACCTACGTCCCCGGCTTCGGAGCTTATGGCTTGGGTCTAATTCACCTGATTGGTGGGTACGCCCGCGCAGGTACATCGTTGATTAGGCAACTGGTTGACGCAGGTACCTTGAGTAATCTGCCCGGAGGTTTGAAAGCCCGTGGCATGCGTATCAAAGGGGACGATACACCTATCCAGCCCGGTGAGTTCCGAGACGTTGACGTGCCAATGGGTACCCTGACCGGAAACATCATGATGCTTCCGTACAAGGAACCATCACAGGTTCTGTCAGGCTTGCTCGACAAGATCACCGATGAGGGTAGACGTCTAGGCTCTATTGCTGACATGAACATCAGCGACATGAGTGCTAACGCCCCCGTGGGCACAACCTTAGCGTTGCTTGAGCGCCAGCTTAAGACAATGTCTGCGGTGCAGGCCCGTGTCCACTACTCGATGAAGCAGGAGTTTAAACTGCTCAAAGACATCATTAGGGACTACACCCCCGGTGAGTATGAGTATGACCCCTCATCAGGTCAGCCGCAAGCCAAGCAGGCTGACTACGACATGGTCGATGTCATCCCAGTGAGCGACCCTAACTCTGCAACGATGGCCCAGCGCATCATGCAGTATCAAGCTGTCATTCAGTTGGCCCAAGGTGCCCCACAAATCTACGACCTCCCACAGTTGCACCGTCAAATGATTGAGGTCTTGGGTATTAAGAACGCCGACAAGCTGGTGCCGGTAGAGGACGACCAAACACCACGCGATCCAATCTCAGAAAACATGGCCTTCCTTACGGGAAAACCCACGAAGGCATTCATTTTCCAAGACCACGACGCACACATTGCCGTACATACATCAATGATGCAGGACCCCATGGTCATGGGTCAAATGGGCCAAAACCCCATGGCTCAGCAAATGCAGGCATCCATCATGGCTCACGTTGCCGAGCACATTGCGTTCCAGTACCGCTCTAAGATTGAACAGCAGTTGGGTGCCACGTTGCCTCAGCCAAACGCACAGCTCGACCCTCAAGTCGAAGTGCAGTTGTCCAAACTTGTGGCTCAGGCTGCGGCTCAGTTGTTGCAAATCAACAAAGGTCAGGCAGCCCAACAGCAAGCGCAACAAACGCAGCAAGACCCTCTGGTTCAAATGCAACAGCAAGAGTTGCAAATCAAGGCGCAGGAAGCTCAAACCAAAGCGCAGAAAGTCCAAGGGGACTTGGCTATCAAGCAGGCAGAGCTTCAGCTCAAAATGCAACAGGCCGCAGGTCAGCAAGGGGAAGACCCAGTGCTCGCGGCCCAGCGCATTCAGCAAGAGATTGCTCAGGCAGAGCAACTCCACCAGTCAGAGCTTGCCCGCAAGGACCAGCAGCACGCTCAAAACCTGACACACAGCCAGCAAACACAAGACTTGATAGCCAAGCAGAAGATGCTGCAAATGATGCTCAGCGCATCTCAACAAAAGCCTAAGAAGGAAGACTGATGAGACATCAAGTCCTTGAACTTTTGAACGACAAGCTTGAAGAACACCTCAAGCTGTTGCAACAAGCCGTTGGTGATGGAAGTGCAAAATCCTTCGATCACTATAAGGAGCTGTGCGGAAATATCCGAGGTCTACAGACCGCACAGTTAGAAATTGCAGACCTCGTGCGTAAACTTAAGGACTCAGACGATGACTGAATTTGATGTTAGTGCGGTTAATCTCAGCGGTGTGCTTAATACCACTGCTGAAGAGAAAGCCAAACAACTTCCAGACCCGGCCACGTACCACTTGTTGTGTATGTTGCCAAAGGCGGAAGAGGAGTTTAGCGAAACCGGCATTTTGAAGTCGGCTACCGCTATGCATTATGAGGAGTTACTCTCCCCAGTACTATTCGTGGCCAAAATAGGCTCCGATGCGTTTAAAGACGAAAAGCGCTTCCCTTCAGGCCCAGCCTGTCAGGTCGGAGACTTTGTGTTAGTACGTCCTAACACGGGAACCCGTATGAAGATTCATGGTACTGAGTGGAGACTCATTGCCGATGACTCCGTGCAGGCTGTTGTGCAAGACCCTCGCGGTATCCAACGCCCTAACTAAGGAGGTTCTATGGCTGATTTTGAAAAAGTTGAGTTTGAATTTCCTGATGAAAAGGAAGAAAAGAACCCCCGACAGGGCGGCAGAGTGGTTGATGCTGAGCCTGAAATTGAGGTCGAAAAGCCTGAAATTGAGGTGGTTAGCGATGTCCCGGAGGATGATAGGGACCGTGAACCCCTTGGTTTTGACCCCGCAGACCCTACCGACGAGGAGCTGGAAAGCTACACCGAGAGCGCCCGCAACCGTATAAAGCTGTTTACCAAAGGTTTTCACGACCAACGCAGAGCAAAAGAGTCTGCAGAGCGTGAGAAGGACGAAGCTTTACGCATTGCACACGCAATTGCTGACGAAAACAAGCGTTTAAAGGGTTCACTCAGCCAAGGGCAGAACGCCTTGCTGGAGCAGGCTAAACGCACTGTTGAGCAGGAGCTTAAAGATGCGAAAGCGATGTTTAAAGAGGCTTACGAAGCCGGCGACTCGGACAAGTTGTTGGAGGCGCAGGAAGCGCTCACTAACGCCAAAATCCGCGCCGATAAAGTAAATAATTTTAAACCAGCCCCTTTACAAGAGCCAGAAACTCCTGTACAAATCACACCGCAACCTCAACAAGTTGCTCCTGTTGACGAAAAACTGCTTGCATGGCAAGACCAAAATCAGTGGTTTGGAAGCAACAAGCGCATGACCTCATACGCCCTCGGGCTGCATGAGGAGCTTGTAGAGAGCGGTATACGAGTTGGCAGCAACGAATACTACAAACGTATCGATGCTGACATACGCGAAAGATTCCCTGACCAAGTTGGAGCCCGGGAGTCCGTTGATGCAAAACCTCAACGTACCAAATCCAATGTTGTTTCACCCGCAACTAGAAGTACTGCACCTAGAAAAATCGTACTGACAGAAACGCAAGTGAATATCGCCAAGCGGTTGGGAGTTCCGTTGGAACTGTACGCCCGCAAGGTGGCTGAAGAAATGAGGAAATGAAAATGGAAAAATCATCACGTCCTAGCCGTGCCCTTGAGACCCGCGAAGCTGTAGAGCGCCCAAAACAATGGATGCCTCCACAATTGTTGCCCGACCCTACTCCCGAGGAAGGTTATGCATTCCGTTGGATTCGAATTGCGACACAAGGTAAAGATGACCCCACTAACATTTCCGGCAAGCTTCGCGAGGGCTGGGAACCTGTTAAGGCTTCCGACCACCCTGAGATTCGTTTGTTTGGACAGCCCGCAGGGAACTTTCCAGACAGCATTCAAGTGGGCGGTTTGATGCTTTGCAAAACACCTGTGGAGTTTACTGTGCAGCGTGACGAGTATTACCAAAATCAGGCCAATGCTCAAATGCAATCAGTGGACAACACTTACATGCGTGAAAATAATCCAAAGATGCCTCTCTTCCAAGAGAAAAGCACTCGGGTTAGTTTCGGTAAAGGTATTTAACTTTTTTAGGAGTCTTAAATGGCTTATCCCACTGTCTCGGCCCCATACGGCCTAAAGCCAGTGAATTTGATTGGTGGTCAAGTGTTTGCGGGTTCTACCCGTAACCTTGAAATCCCTTACGGGTACGGCACCAACATTTTCTATGGCGATTTCGTGCAACTAAACCGTGGTTTTATCAACCGCCTGTCAGTGACTTCTGGTTCTAGCACAATTTTTCCAGTTGGCATTTTTCTTGGCTGTTCATTTACAAACCCTGTAACTAAGCAAAAGACTTTCAGCCAATTCTGGCCCGCAAGTACTTTGGCTGGTGACGCTGTGGCCATCGTTTGTGATGACCCTGATACCATTTTCCAAGCAGCTATCTGCTCAAGTGGTACAACAATTGGCTCCGCCGCTAACGCGATGATCGGCCAAAACATGCAAATGTTGAACAACACTGGTAACGCTAACACTGGCAACTCAGCTAACGCTGTTGCTGGCGTAACTGCTACCCCTGCAACAACATCTACCTTCCCAGTTCGTATCGTTGGCGTAGTGAATGACACTGCTGTTTCTCAGTCTTATACTGGCTCCTCTTCAGGTACCAGCATTACTTTGACAACACCATTGGCTTCCACTGGCGCGGTCATCGTGGGTTCAGAGGTTGGTTATATTGCCGGCAACGGCCAAGTCATCGGTTTGGGTTCTTTTGTGGCTTCCGTCACAAACGTCACAACCGTTGTTTTGAACCAACAAGGTTTGGTTTTAGGCTCTGGTGCTGACATCCCGTCCGCTTCGACTATTGTGTTTACACAGTATCCCGAAGTGCTCGTGAAGTTGAACCAAGGTCAACAAGCCTATTACAACGGCCTCGGTGTGGCATAAGGAGTAAATCATGGCTATTTCACGCGCACAACTACTTAAAGAACTCCTCCCCGGCCTGAACGCATTGTTCGGCTTGGAGTACGCCCGCTACGGTGAAGAGCATAAAGAAATTTATGACACTGAAACCTCCGAGCGTTCCTTCGAAGAGGAAACAAAACTGTCAGGCTTCTCAGCCGCTCCTGTTAAAAACGAAGGCCAAGCCATCGCTTATGACAACGCGCAAGAGGCATGGACTGCACGTTACAACCACGAAACAATCGCGATGGGCTTCTCCATCACCGAAGAAGCCGTGGAAGATAACTTGTACGACAGCTTGTCTTCACGCTACACAAAGGGCTTGGCTCGCGCCATGGCTTACACCAAACAGGTGAAAGCTGCTGCAACTTTGAACAATGGTTTTAGCTCCGCCTTCACTTATGGCGACGGCGTGGCATTGTTCTCAACTGCACACCCCTTGGTCAACGGTGGTGTAAACAGCAACCGTCCTTCCACAGCCGCTGACCTGAATGAAACATCGTTGGAAAACGCTGTTATTCAGATCGCAGCTTGGACTGATGAGCGCGGTTTGCTAATCGCTGCTAAGCCAAAGAAGTTGATTGTTCCACCAGCACTGATGTTCGTTGCAACTCGTTTGCTCGAAACTGAATTGCGCGTTGGCACAACCGACAACGACATTAACGCATTGAAAAACAATGGTTCCATCCCCGAAGGTTACTGTGTCAACCACTACTTGACAGATACCAACGCATGGTTCCTGACAACTGACGTGCCTAATGGTTTGAAGCACTTTGTCCGTACACCGCTGTCTAACAGCATGGACGGCGACTTTGACACAGGTAACGTTCGTTACAAAGCCCGCGAGCGTTACAGCTTCGGCGTGTCTGACCCGCTGGGCATTTACGGCTCACCCGGTTCGTCCTAATCGACGTAAAGAAAAAGGGAGCTTCGGCTCCCTTTTTTGTTGCATTGGTTTAAACAGAGTGGTATAAATAGGCATCCGGGCTTTCCGGTGTATCAAACTGTCCCGGCAGACGACATACCGATTGATACACCTAACTTGTATGTAAGGACACACATCATGGGATTCGCATCACACCTTGGCCCTTGGCTGCTTGGCACCGTTAAAGACACAACTGGTACAACCGCCGGCACAATCCGTAACATGGGCGCTACCCAAGTTACTCAGTCGATCACCCTCGACTTCAATTCGATCAATAGCTCGCTTACAGGTACAGCGTTCGTGCTTCCAGCAGGTGCGTTGGTTGAATATTACAAGTTTTATACTACATCTACATTCAGCGGCGCTACAACAGTTAAGCTGACTATCGGTGCTACTGATGTTACTGGCGCTACGACTGTAACTGGCCCTTCTGCTCCGGGTAATTTGGCAGCGGCAACTGCTGCTGACGCTGTAACATCTTTATGGGCAAACGTTGGTTCTACAGACGCTATTGTCACTTACACAGCCACTAAAGCAGCAACTTTGACTACTGGCTCTGTGACAATTGTTGCTGTTTACACTGTGCGTAACTCCGACGGTACAAGCGTCCCAGCTTCTGCCTAATACTGGGGGCTTTGGCCCCCTTTTTTAAAACTTAAGGAGTCATTATGTCTGGTGGATGGACCGTCGTTAACGCGAACACAAACAAATCTCAACCAATTCAGGGCACTAGCGCTTCCGGAGTGGCCGCTCCTTTTGTCGCTGATTTACCTGCATCGCAGGACCCCGTGCAAAAGTTTCGGGTTTCTAACCCTCAATCATTGATTGACACAGACTTTGAATATGGCAATCAGCCCACTAAGTGGGAATCAATTAGCCTGACCAATCAGCGTGCAAGCTTTTGGTACGACCCAACCGCCCCAATTACCATCACAGGTATTAGCGGTGCTGGCACACGTGTGGTTACCGTGACAACTACGACGCCCCCTTCACTGGGGACATCCGTGTTTATCCAAAACTCTACAAACTACGCAGCTAACGGCTGGTTTTATGTAGATTCAGTTTCCGCTGGCGTTAACTTTACATACATTGCCGACTTAACTGTGAACGCTGGTTCAATTTTTGACCCTGCCCGCACGTACGTATTCAGCGGTAATGCTTACAGTCAAATTGGCGTAAGTTTAAGCAGCACAGTAGCGTTTACGTATTCTGGAACCACCATTACCTGCACCACAACATCGGCGCATGGTTTAAACGTTGGCAACCCAATTTACGTGTTTAACACAACAGCCTCAACTAACGCGCCAAACGGCGCTTGGATTGTGAGTGCTACGCCAACTGCAAACTCACTGCAGTTTGTTGTTCTTAATACACCTACCGGCACAATTGGCAACACTGCCAATGCATTGACGTTGTATGCTCGACCAAACGGTTATGTTGAGCAGCGTCCTTTTGACGGCGGTGTGCAGTTCAGTTCCGGCGCTCTGTCACCAAACTCCGTCACAATTCGCCAAACACGCAGATACTTTCGTTACCAATCCGGTAAAGGTATTCAGTTTTCAACAGGTTCCAACTTTAAAGCGTCATTGTATTTGAACGTTATTACGTCCTCCGGTACAACTTGCACAGTTAACTGCGTTTACCCGCACAACTTAGCAACTAACGCTACGGTCACGGTGTCTGGCGCTACAGATAATGCGTACAACGGCACCTTTGCAATTAATGTGCTGTCGGATTTAGTGTTTACGTACACTGCATTAACAACACCAAATACCAGCCCTGCAACCGGTGGCTTGGGTTTTGGTAATCCAGTTAGAGTTAGCCCGCAAACATGGTATGGAAACACAGCACGTTTAGGCATGATGGATTTGCAAAATGGCGTGTATTATGAATTCGACGGCCAGCAACTTTATGCATGTTTGCGTTCTAGTACCAATCAATTAACTGGTACGGCTGCCGTTACCAGTGGTAGCGCTGTTATTACAGGTTCAAATACTTTGTGGGCGACTCAATTATTGCCTAACGATTACATTGTTATTCGCGGCTCCTCTTACCGTGTTTTGCAAATTAACAGTAATACGGCAATGATTGTGACGCCTGAATACAAAGGTACAACCTTGTCCAGTGGTGTTGTTGTTTCCAAAACAATTGATTACCGTATCCCTCAATCGCAATGGGCAGATCGCTGCGATGGCACAGGCCCATCAGGCTACAACATTGATTTGACCCGCATGCAAATGTGGTACATCGATTATTCGTGGTACGGTGCAGGCACAATCCGTTACGGTATGCGTGCTACCAACGGTCAAGTCACGTACGTAACGCAAATTCAAAATAACAACCTTCAACTTGAAGCGTTTATGCGTTCTGGTAACTTGCCAGCGCATTATGAATCTGAATGTACATCACCAGCGACAATTATCACAGCAACCGTGCCCAATACGGCTGCTGCTGGCGTAAACATTAACGTTCTAAACACCAACGACTTTCCACCTTCAGGCGTAATTAAACTTACGCAAAATGGTGCAGGCGGTAACGTTGAGTTTATTAGCTACTCCTCCAAGACAACTGGCTCCTTTTTCATTGCGGCTCGCGCTCAAACTGGTGGTCAGGGCACAGCACAGACGTTTACGTATTCTGCTACAGCTCCAATTTCCGTTGAGTTGGCTGCTGGTTATTCGGCACCTGCGCTAAATCACTGGGGTTCTTCAGTCATCATGGACGGTCGTTTTGACGATGACAAGTCTTTGCTGTTTAACTTTGGTACCAAGGCCAACATTTCAATTCCCTCCGGCGCTGCGGTGCCAATCATTGCAATTCGCTTAGCCCCATCGGTTGACAACGGTTTTACTTCCACATTGGGTGGACGTGAAATTGTTAACCGCATGCAGTTAAAGCTGGTGCAGTTAGGATTGATTACCACAGGTCCTTTCTTAATTAACTTAATTTTGAATGGCCGACCTACTGGTTTCAGCGGTACGTTTGCATCACCCGGCGGCTCTTCGTTGGCTCAAGTTGCGGCAAACACCAGCAATTCTGCCACCATCACAGGTGGCGAGTCAGCGGCTGCTGCGTACACCAATACCAACGGTGAAACCACTTTGGACTTAACGCAAGTGCGAGACTTGGGTAATTCAATTTTAGGTGGCGGTACTAACAACTTGGTTCCATCAACTGTTGCCAACGTGTACCCTGACGGTCCTGACGTTTTGTACGTAGTTGCTAACAACGTGTCTGGTGGAACAATTAACATTCTGTCGCGTTTAACGTGGACTGAGGCTCAGGCTTAATCATGGCAAAGTCACCTGCATGGCAACGGAAGGAAGGCAAGAATCCCAAGGGCGGTTTAAACGCCAAGGGGAGGGCCTCCGCGAAAAAGCAAGGTATGAATTTGAAACCTCCCCAGCCGGAAGGAGGCTCCCGCAAGGACTCTTTCTGTGCGAGGATGGAAGGTATGAAGTCGAAGCTGACGTCCGCAAAGACCGCAAAAGACCCAGACTCTCGTATTAACAAGTCTTTGAGGGCATGGAAGTGCTAGACATCAACACCATTTGGTCGGCAGCGTTAACCCTGTTTACGGGGCTGCTGACCTATGTTGTCAAGGATAAGTTTGATGAACTCCAACGCCTTGGCATTCTGCTAAACCGCACCCGAGAGGAGATCGCACGTGATTACACAACTAACGCAGAAGTGCAAAGAATTACTGACCACATTGACCAACGTTTTAACAAGCTGGAAGCAAAAATTGACCAGCTTATTCAATCGGGAAGGTAAGTAACCATGGCACTACCATTGCTAGCAACACTTGGTAAAGCCTACCTGACTGGTAAGGCTAAGGACTATGCCTCAGCTAAAGCAGAGGATGCCTTGGGACTGCCAAAAGATTCAATTGCCCTGCTTGCTAA